CTGATTTTGGCTTGTGCTTTGGTCTTTTTCATTTGCCACGACCTGATTTCTTCATCATGTTAGTGGCAGTTCTGCCACCACGCATAGGCAAACCTTTTGGCTTTCCAATCGCAACCATGATGGTCACAGGAACGCCCTTTTTCTTGCCGTACTCTTTGGCTTCTTTCTCGCCTTTTTCAGAGTAGGGAAACTTCTTTTTTCCGACCATTGGCATACTGTTCTCCTTATTTCCAGATACGATCAGCAACAAAGGTCACGATACCGCCCATGAAAGAAGCGATAGTCATTCCCATCCAAAATCCACCTTTGCCTTTATTGGCAAGTTCAAGTAAGGCTTTTACATCTGAACTAAGTGTGTGCATCTCTTTTTGGAGAGCCTCTACTTGGGCTTCAAGTTTTCCAAAGTCTCTGGCATCAATGTCAGACATTTAAAACTACCTTTCTGGGTCTTCCCATACGCTTGATTGTGGGGATGACAGGCGCACGAAAGGCGGTATCTGTTCTAGTCTCTGATTCTACAGATTCTATGGTTACTTCTACATCGTCTACCCTCACATAACCCTGATGACCTTTCATAGAATCAATGTCAACTTGATTGTGAAAGGAAACAAGATTGCCTGATTGCAGACACTTAAAAGTAGCCATAAAACCCCTTAAATGAGAAAGGGGGGACTAGCCCCCCTATCCTTAAACCATGCGAACGATAACGATACGCAAAGTTGAAGATGCCAAGTCCACTGTAGAACCTGACTCGTTTTGAATGCGGAACTTGACTGTGTTTGCGGCACTGACATAGCCAGTGACTGTCAAACCAACCAAATCCACACCCAAAGATGCGCCAATAACCATGTCACCCAAAGCGACACCAGAAACTGTTACATCATCTGTTTCACCCACACCATCGGCTAGTGAGCCAGCGTTTAAGGTGCAAGTAACTGCCCAAGTATCAGAGAACAAGCCCCGAAACTGGTCATTACCTCTGCGTGAGACTACTGCTGAAGCGGTTGCCATTTTTAATTTCTCCTAATTTAGTTTAAAAAAGACCCCCTACCACTAGGGCAGGGGGGACAACTGCAATTAGGCTGGAACTGCCAAGGCAAACATGGATGAGGACTTAGCCGCACCCACAGAAGCGGCACTACGCAAGGCGGCAACGCCATACAAAGTGTCACTTGTGAACAGCGTAGCAAGGTACTCTTGCTTGTACTGTACTTGTGAACGCACACCAACTTGCTCAACCAAGACCATCGCATCTTTGTGACCCATCAAGCACACACGAGCCGCACCAGAACCAGAAGTGGTATCAGCGTTGCTAGAGGTGAAGACAGGGATGCCATACAGGTTGCCAATTTCACCAGTGCGAATAGCGTCACCAGTACCGACAAATGCTTGTTCGGTGTAGCGAGCCAAACCCATCAGGGTGTTGCGGCTAGAAGGAGGAATCAGGAAGAAACGATTGTCCATAGGAGTATCGTTGTCATCCAAACGCTGAATAGTGCGACGGATAGCCGCATCAGTCAGTGCTGATTCATTGTTGCTTGCGGCAACATAGGCAGTCGTACCGTCACCACCAATGTAGGCGGCAGCGTATGCGGCTGTACCAGCACCACCATTGGCTGAACGACCCAACTGCACCAAGTCTGTATCGACTTGACGAGCCAAGGCATAGCCAGCATCGGAAGTGTAGAACTGACGCATAGAATTCAGAGCCTGTGCTTCCACGATGTCTTCAATCAAGCGGCTATATTCATAGTGCTTGTTAATAGACACTTGGACTTCAGACTCAGTAGCGGCAATCAAAGTGACTGCTGTCTCAGCGGCTTTGGCAGAAGCAGAACCACGGGTAGGTGCAGGAATGTGAACAGTGTCACCTTTCTTGCCCTTGAAGTTCATCTTCATAACCAAGTTGGCTAAAACTAGGTTCTTCTTGTAAGCCGCAACAATTTCATCACTCCAAATTTCAGGAATGAATGTTGCGCCAGTGGTGGTAGTAACTGAGTTACTAGGGGAAAATGATGTTGCCATTTGTGTACTCCAAAAAATCAAAAGTTAGGGTTACTTGACACGCCCCTCTGCGTATGCCGCCATGATTTCTTCACTCAAGGCATCGTATCGGTTCGGGTCAGTCATCTTCAGCCGAATAAGGTCTGCCCTGCGATAGACTCGTTTTCCAGATTCACCAGTACCACCCACATCAACACTTGCCGCTTTAAGGTTCGACTTGCGTTGGGTTTCCCCTGCATCGCTAGTCTGTTTTGCCTTAACGCCCTTCAACTGCTTGTAGGTGCTCAACAATTCGTTAGCACTGTCATAGTCATATTCACCATCAGCCTTTGCGTACAAGCCAATCCGAACAGGTGAAGATTTCACCCAATTCGCAAAGTCTTGGTCTTGAACAATCTGAGTGAAATCAGGGTGTTCTTGCGCCAGCTTTTGCTGAATCTGCATCTTTTTGAACTCTTGGCTTGCTTGACGAGCCGCAAGTACATCAGGATGGTTATCAACAGTCTTACGAACAGCCGCCTGTGGATTCTCGAAAAAATCTACTTCGGGTTCTTCCTCTTTAATAGGTTGAGCTTTGCCAGCAAGGTTTTGCTTGATGAGTTCATCTGCGAGCTTTCTAACCTCACCAACCTCTTGAGCTTGCTTGCCAATGAGCTTTTCAGCCTCTTGGTGCATCTTAATAATGTCAGATAGGTGTTTTCCCTTATATTTCTCAGGGACATCATCTGACGCTTGCTCAACAGTCGATTCAAGTTTTAACTTCTCGACAACATCTAACTCATTTTGCGACTCGTCTGGGTTATCAATCAACATATTTTTTCCTTTTTCCTGCCACTTTTGGGTTCTAGGAGATCACAACGGCATAAATGCTTATGTTGTGGCTTTGCGCTCTGCCGCCAATTTGTCTCGGTGTTTCTTGTCAAATTTCATCCATGAGGATGGAAAATGACCAGACCAACCTTCCAAGTTGACGCTTGGTGCGCTGATTGTGCGATTGGCTGAACCACCGCACTCACACTGAGTTGTTTGCGCCTCATAATCGCAAAACCGCTCAATTCTGTGTCCGCTTTCGCAAACAAATTCATACATTCTTTTCATTCAATTCCTCGTAGGCTCGTTCGCTGACTTCTTTCAAAGTTTTCAGCCAAGTCAAGATGGAAAGTTCACCTTTGCGGAACTGCAAAGTCTTTTCATCAGGAATTACGCTTATATTATTGAGTGACTCTATCATATTGTCAATATCAATAGTTAAATCTTTCCAACCATCCATTCCCATCATCTCAAATCGTGATTCGTAATACTTTTGTAGTTCTGGGGTCATAATTGTCTTTCAATCCATGATAATGTTGGTTCATCCCAAATGTAGATTTTTCCATCTGTTGGGTAGGCTACTGGCGCATCCCATCTACAAGTTTCTTCATTTAAAGTCCAACTTGAATATGGTTTTGGAGGAATAAAAGCATCTCGTTGATTATCATATTTATATCCGATACCAGCATAATTTTTACGAATATTGCCGTTGTAACTAGTCTGCTTCCATTCTCCGCTAAACAAAGATTGGCAAAATGCAATTCCTTTTGCTTCGCTCTCTATTCCATTTTCAAAAAGTTCTTGATTTGCCACAACAATAATTTGTATGACAATATTTTCCTCATTGATTTGTGCAAAGTGTGCCATCAGAAGGTAATACTCCCTGAGCCTGTCCATTTATAAATTCGGTAGCCACCTGTAACTGTTACAGTTGGCGAACCTGTTGTAGATGTTGCCGCAGGGTAACTATCTGCATATCTAATAATCACGATACCAGAACCTCCAGCCCCTCCAGCTACGGCTGTACTGTTAGAGCCAGCACCTCCACCACCGCCACCTGTATTTGCCGCTCCTGCTGAACCTCCATTTGGAGAAACGCCACCAGCACCGCCACCACCAGAGCCACCACTTCCAGCACTTCCAGATGGATAACGACCACCGCCACCGCCACCAGCATAAGTAACAGAAGCACTACTTATTGAAGAAGCAGTTCCAGCTCCACCATTACCGCCTGAAGCTCCACCAGTACCACCAACCGCACTTGCGCCACCGCCACCACCACCAGAGTCAGAACCACCACCAGCACCGCCATTGTTACCTTGTCCAGCAGTTCCAGTACCAGCACTTCCTACAGCATAAGGACCACCTCCACCAGAGCCACCACTTTTGCCACTATAAAACGAACCTGTATAGCCACCACCACCACCACCACCAGTAGATGTTATTGAACTAAATACAGAATTTGATCCATTAGTTGATTGTGAACCACTAACTCCACCAGAACCGCCACCACCAACAGTAACTGTAATAGCAACTCCAGCAGTCACCGCAAAATTAGTAGCTGTTCTAAATCCTCCAGCACCACCGCCACCAGAACCTGTATATTGTGCGCCACCACCTCCACCAGCAACAACAAGATATTCAACTGTTGGAGTCACCAAAATGCTACTTGTAAGAAAGAAATTCTTAGCGGCAAACATTAAGGTGTATATCCTTGTGAAATAGAGCCATACCAATTTGTTCCATCAGCAATAAAAGTCAAAATATCCATTTTTCCAGCAGTAGCAGTAATTGTTGGTGCGCCAGCAGTTCCCCATTTAACACCTGTGAATGTTGCTGTTCCATTGCCTGTAGATGCTGCTTGTTTAAGCAAAAGAACAAATGATTTACCCGCACTTGCTGTTGGCATGGTAAATGTACAAGCAGTAGATGCAGTCAGAGTTGCGGTCTGAACTGTTCCATTTGTTAATGCTATTGTGTTTGATGTTGTAACAGTACCAATTGCGACTACAGATTCAACATAATTTGTAACTGTTGGATTTGTTAAAGTTTTATTAGTTAAAGTTTCAGAACCAGTATAAGTAACAATTGAAGCACCAGCTAATGTAGTTGCTCCTGTTCCACCATTTGCAATTGCAACAGTTCCAGTGACATTGCTTGCTGTTCCAGTTGTATTCTGGTTCAATGTAGGAATATCAGCCGCAACAATTGCTCTAAATGTTGGTACACCAGAAGACCCATTAGGTGCGGCTAAAACATAGTTGGCAGTCTTAGACGCATAAGGATTCTGAGTATCACCATAACCAGATGCCAATGAAATAGCAGGGTTATTCCCACCACTTGACGAAACTGGTGAAGTTCCAGTGACAGAAGTTACAGTACCTGTATAGGTATCATTAGAAGTGATAGTGAAGTTAGGGTAAGTACCAGTAATGCTAGTTGTACCAGCACCAGTTAATGCAACAGTCTGATCTGGTGCAGAGTTGGTAATTGTCACAGCACCAGTAGCACCTGAGACAGAGATTCCAGTGCCAGCAACAGCTGAAGTCACTCCAGTATTGTTAACAGTGATTGAACCAGCACCTTCAGTAATGGTTATACCTGTGCCATCAGTTAGCGTGTTCTTTTCCCACAAGTCAGTTGTTTCGTTGTAGATCAACACTTGACCATTGGTGGCATTCTGAGCAGACACATTGTGCAACTCATCCATCTCATAGCCGTTTTGAATCCTGACCTCAATTGAGCCTTGATTCACATGGCTACGAGTGACAACACCCACATAAACCAAATGGTTAGGAGCGTATTGTTTGGTAGATGTGTATGTACCAGCCGTAGAAGAACTCAAATACAACTGTGTACCAGCGGCAAATGCAGAAGTGTCTAACCCTGCAATGTCTCCAGCCAAAATCACATAGCCGTTATTGTTTGTTGAAATATCTGCCAAAATCAAACCAAGTGTTTGGGCAGAAGTAGTGTCCCCTGTTGCAAGAGCCTTGGTTACAGTGGCTTTGTTGCCAGAAGCACCATTGATGTAGACAACTGTTCCCTTTGTCAGCGTTGCGCCTGTCTCATTGCGAACCTGAGTAATCAGTCTTGGTGAGGAGTAAACAGCAAGATCAGCATTTGTTCCTGTTGTTGTGACTGTGACACTGGCATCAGCAGATGTAACTGTTTGTAATGTTTCTGATTGGTCAATCTTCTGCCAAACAGTACCATTAAAAATTACCCAATCTCCAATATTCCAATCTGTTATGCCATCAAGGTTAGTAGAGCCAGCCGTTGCCACCACATAGTAATAACCGCTTGAGCCTGTGCTACTGGTCAATGTAGGCGTGTTGGTAGATGCGTTCCATGTACCTTGGTATGTCAGTCCACTGCCACTGACAGTAGCCCAAGACAAAACTGAGCCATTGGTAGTTAAGAACTTTCCTGAGTTTCCTGTTTGGCTAGGAATCAGGTTATTGATTTGGGTCTGTAGGGAGGCTAGAGTATCAAGAACAGACTGAGAAGTACCGCCACCATTAGTAATGACTTTGATGCGTTCTGCAAGATCAGGAGCAACAACCTCACCAACATTGAGTTCAACGCCACTAGACAGGACAATGACAAGGCTACCATCAAAATCAATGCGAGCAGAGGTAACAGAAACACCATCAACACCATCCACTCCATCACGCCCATCTCGACCAGCGTCACCCTTATCACCCTTTGCGCCATCTCGACCTGCTTTTCCATCTTTGCCATCCCTTCCATCCTTGCCGTTGATACCATCACGACCATCTTTGATAGAAGCAACACGCTTTTCAATGGCATTGCCAACATCGTCATA